CTGGTTTGTTGAGCAACGTGAAAAATACGGTATAACGAAAATAGTAGCCGATAATTTCCGGATGGATTTATTGCGACCATTGTTTTTGGAGGAAGGATTTGAAATTGAAGTGATCAGAAACCCAACTGCTGCAGATAATTTACTGGCGCCAAGGATTGAAGATGCTTTCGCCAATAATCATATTATCTTTGGTGATAATCCATTGATGCGCTGGTACACGAACAATGTGCTAGTTAAGACTAACGGTGATGGAAATAAATCATACAAGAAGAAAGAAGAGGTTCGTCGTAAAACAGACGGATTCAAGGCTTTTGAATACTGCTTATGGCGTGCAGATGAAATTATCGATTATGACTACGATGATGCCTTTGATATGTTGGATGAAATTGAATTTTAGAAAGCGAGTGGTAAAAATGTCAAAAGTTTTTTTGATACCAAGATGTAACCTAGTAGTTTTGTCGCTTCCTTGTTCTATGGGGAAAATAGATAAAGAAGAAAAGGAAAGAATTAAATCCGAGCTAAAAGAAGCTACTGGAATGGATCGTGCTTTAGTTGTCGAAGGTAGTTTCAAGTACATTTCTTAAACTATTGAAAGTGAGTGATCATTATGTATAAACCACAATATCTTAATGTAGAGCGAAAAACGAAAAACGTAATGGCTGGAAACACAGTTTATTTCACTAAAGTAACTACAACGCCTTTGGGTTACAAGAAGAAACCACCTGAACAGATTCCAAATAAATCAGGTAGGCGATTTGCCGGAAAGTGAAGGTGATCCATATATCTAATCCAATTGAAAGGTGGTGAAAATATGTGAGTTTATTTGATGTCTTTAAGCAGTCCATACGTAATGAAGAACCTTCGGACTGGATTCCTGATCTCGTCTATGGTGATGATGAGTCCGCTCGAGCATACCTGAAAATTATGGCAAAGAATACAGTGCTAGATTTTGTAGCAAGAACAATGTCCACGTTGGAAGTAAAGTTCAAAAACAAAGATGGCACCGCTGATTGGGAATACATTTTGAATGTTCGACCCAACAATGATATGTCGGCTCCGACGTTCTGGGAAAAGTTTTTCTACCGACTTATGGATGATAATGAAGTGCTGGTCATTTTCACCGAAGATAATCAATTGCTGATCGCTGATGATTTTTCTCGTACGGAATATGCCGTTTATGATGATGTGTTCACTGGCGTAACAGTAAAGAACTATGTGTTTCAAAAAAGCTTCAATATGTCAGATGTGATCTACATTGAATACAACAATGATAAGCTTGACCGTTTTACAAAAGGCTTGTTCGAGGACTATTCGGAGTTATTTGGGCGAATTATTGAAATTGCAATGCGAAATAATCAAATTCGTGGATCGGTGTCTATCGATTCGACCGGAAGTATTAACGAAGAAAAAGGAAAAGACGGCAAGACACGAAGTCAAAGATTACAAGAGTATATTGACAAGGTCTACAATGCATTCAAAACAAAGTCTGTAGCAATTGTAGCAAAAATCAAAGGATTCGAGTACGAGGAATACACCAACAAACAAGGGGTTTCCAATCAATCACTTGATGAGCTGAACAAAATGAAAACATCGTTGATAGATGATGTAGCTAACGCCATAGGAGTTCCTACGGCGCTTATTTATGGTGAAAAAGCTGAACTTGATTCTAACCTTCAAGCCTTTCGGAAGTTGTGTATCGCACCACTGATGAAGAAGCTTCAGGATGAATTAATGGCGAAAATCATTACAAAAAAAGAATACAAGAACGGTGAGCGTATCAAAGTTTCTAAAGTATTACCTGTCAGCATTCTGGAAAACGCCACTCAGATTGATAAGATCGTTTCTTCCGGAACGTTCTTGCGTGATGAAGTGCGTGAAGTGACTGACTATGATCCGTTGCCGAATGGCGAAGGACAGCAACTGATTATGACTAAGAACTATGAAAAAGTAACGAAAGGGGGTGAGAACGAAAATGCCGAAAGTTAAAAAAGTACCGTTTCAATTTACCAACGAGATCCAAAATGGAAAGCACATTCTCACCTTGAGTGGAAATGTCCAAAAGAAATATTGGCGTGATGATGATGTTATTAATGCGAAAGATATCCGTGAATCACTGGATACAGTCACAGATGATATTGTAATCAAACTGAATAGTCCTGGCGGTGACGTATTCGAAGGGATTGAAATTTACAATTATCTGAAAGATCATCCGTCAAACGTCACTGTCGAAGTGACTGGTTTAGCAGCAAGCGCCGCAACCTTTATCATTGCTGGTGCTGATGAAGTGATTATGAACGTTGGTACTTCATTGATGATTCATGAAGCTTCAACATTCGCTTGGGGCAATAAACAGGATATCCAAAAAACGCTGAACGCTTTAGAAACTATTGATGATTCAATTTTAGCAATTTATTCAGACAAAACCGGTCAATCAGCTGATCAGTTGCGTGAATGGATGAATGAAGAAAAATGGTTCACGGCAGATGAAGCTGTAGAGTTTGGATTTGCTAATTCTGTGAAGCGTGCTGAACCGGAAGAAGAACCACAAGACATTGCTGAATTGATTCAAAATGCTGTCGCTGTTGCGATGGCTAATTTAAGCCAACCTGTAACAGATCAAGTGGAACAAGAACTAAAACCAAAATCATTAATCGCACGATTGCGAAAAGGAGAATAAACTATGTTAAAAATTACAGACAAAACTGCAGATGCGAAAAAAATCTTTAACGCTATTTCTGCAAAAGAAGATGCAACACCTGAACAAGTAAACGATGCTTTAGAAGCTTATGTCACTGCGATTGCAGAAGATGCAGGGAAACAAGTGCGGGAAGAATATAACGAATTAAAAAACGTTACTGATAATCGTGTCTTAGAAGCACGCGGCATTCCGACCTTAACTGCAGAAGAAACAAAATTCTATAACGAAGCAGTTAAAACTGGCGGGTTTGATTCTGATCTGGTTTGGCCAGAAACTATTTTGGAACGTGTTTTTGAAAACTTGCAAAAAGATCACCCTATTTTAGGTATCATCAACTTCACGCCCACTGTTGGTCGGGTCAAAGTAATTCGTGCTCGTCGATCAGGTGTTGCGGTATTCGGGCCATTACACAAAGATTTAGAAGGGCAATTGGACGCTAAGTTTGGCGCTGCTGAATTTGTTCAACTTGCATTAACTGCATTTTTCTTGATTTCGAATGACACTCTTGACTTGGGTCCACGTTGGATTGATCGTTTCATCAACATTTCTTTAACCGAAGCTGTTCGTGATATTTGGGCAGAAAAAGTTATCACTGGTACAGGAAACGATGAACCTGTAGGCTTGCTTAAAGATCTTGACGGTGCAGTAACTGGTGGTGAATATCCTGATAAGGCAGCAGCCGGAACTTTGACATTTGCAAAAAATACCATTGTTTCCGAACTCGCTGGGGTAATGAAGAAATTGTCTAAGTACACTTATAAAATCGATAAAAACGATGCTGGAACTACTGAATACCGAAAAGTATCTGGGAATGTATATTTGATTGTTAATCCAGTCAACTACTACGATATTATTTCTGCAGTAACTTTTGCGAACCTTAACAACGTATACGGTTCAAACATGCCATTCATCAATGTTGATCATATTATTGAGTCTGTTGATGTACCAGAAAATAAATTGATCGCATTTGTTGGCGGCGAATATGAGGCAACGCAATCTCGCCCAGAAAAAGTATATGTTTACAAAGAAACTTTTGCGATGAAACGTGCAACTCTTTACGCAATTGATATGTTGGGTAATGGCTACCCAACGAACAACGATGCTGCTCAAGTCTATGATTTAGACTTTACGCAAGCACAAGGTGGCTCGGGGGAGTAACAACGCCTAACGCTCGTATGGCGACTGTAGACTATTCTAGCCTTACGGTTCCAGAACTAAAAGCGTTGTTAGACGAGCGTGCAATTGATTATGCAAGCAACGCTAAGAAGCAAGATTTGATTGATCTATTGGAGGGATGATGAATGAACGATCAAGTGTTTATTGATGAATTCAAGGAACGTTTTCGTATTTTTCATTCATCCGAAGATGAAAGTATTGGCAAGCAACTGGAAAGTGGGCTTGCCGATATCAAGTCGATCATTGGAGAGTTCGATCCTACAAAGTATGAAAAGGGCAAAGAGTTGGTTTATGAGCGTACTCGTTATTTGAGAAACGAGGCACTCGAATACTTTTATGACAATTTCCAAGTGATGATTATGGATGCTTCGATAGATTTAGTAGGTGATCAAGTTGCCGATTAAAACGAAATATGAAAGACCTGAAATTGTAGCCGGTGATTTAAATACGCCGGTTACTTTTTTTGAAGTAAAACCAAACGATGGGCCTGAACCAGGTGAACAGGAAGACAAGAAATTGTATTACTGCACTTGCTTAGTCTATAATCCTTCTTCTAAGGATAGAGATATTCTTAGCGGCAAAGGAACAAAAAAAGCTGTCACAATCAAGATTCGAGATCCATTCACAGATTATTTGCCAAACAATGCGCATAAAGTAGTCTTGGATGATTTCCGATACAAAGATGATGTATGGGATATTGTAGATTTTGCGCCAGATGTTGAGAATAACGATTTTCTTAAAATTATCTTGGGGGTGACCTCATGA